TGCGTAGAAACTTCCAAGACTGAAAACAGAAGACGTGGGCGCAGTGTTGTTGTAATAACCAATGTTTGTGTCAGTTGCAGCTGTTGAATTTAATGCCAACGAGCCGGTTGCTCCGATGCTTGAGTGGTAGACAACCCAACCACCTCCGGTTAAGTTTCTTACTTTGGTAATGATCAGCCCTGGAGCAATATTTAATCCATGCCCAACAGTGCTTGTGCCTGATGTTGGTCCTGTAAAAGTAGCAATCGAAAACCCCGCACTAGCATTTGCCCTCACCTGACTAGTGATGCTGCCTTGTGTGTTGGTGACGGTAGAGCTGCCCGCGTCCCAGCACCAGGCAACTTGTGTGCCTGCATTTGAGTTGAACGTATTTGAAGAGTTGGTGCCCGCAGAAAGAGTGAATCCGTCAGAGTTAAAAGCAGACAGGAATCCATCTACCTCGTTAACAAGCTCTGCGACTGTACTGTTTGAAACAAGGAACCTTGAAGCCCCTCTCACCGTGTCAAATAAGCCGTGAACAAAACTGTTATTTCGTGCTTTTAGCCATACAAAATCCGGCGAGAACCCTAGCCCACTAATGGTTTGCGTGCTGCCGTTTCCGGTGTAGAGCTTGGCGTCAAAGACGGTGGCACCATTGGTGATGGTGGGTGTGGGCAGGTTTTGTGTGCAGAGTGCTTTGAATCCGCTTAGCGGGTAGGCGAAGGTGCGTTGGCCGAAATTAAATGACGCGGATGTAGACGTATTCGATTTAAATGCTGGAGTTAATGTCCGACCAGTTAATACATTTGTTCCAAATTGTCCTTGACTTACACCGTTCTTGTAAAATGTAAGTACGCCGGTATCAAAGTTTAACGCCACACCTATTACATCACCTGTAGTACATGATGATGCAGTTGAGTAGTTATACACAACCCCATCTATCCAACTAAATGAGGTTGTGCCAGTGTTAAATACTATCTGACCAGATATAGCACCAAGAAAACTTACAGAGGTAGATAAAACTGTAGGCGCAGATAAACCAATATATGAAAATTGGTTTCCAAGCGTGACTTCATAATACCATTTGCCGGAGTTTACAGCAAACGTACTGCCTACTACTGGAGACGCGCTGCCGCTATCACTTAAGTCTAGATTGCCATTTGATAGCGTCAGTGCAGAACCTTTTGCAAGCGGATTCAGAGTGCAATAATTCCCCCTCACCTCACCGCCAGCGGCTGTGTCGGTGCCGTAGTTCGTCGGGCTATCTACCAGCGAATCGTTACCAGCACCAGCCGTCACGCTGAGGTTATTTGGTGTCCAGTTATTGCCGTTGCCGCTGGTGTCTTTACCGAGTGTGGTGGCAGTGTTGTTGCTGTTATCAGCAAACTTAAGTTGGAACCCGTTAGTGCCGTAGGTGCCGGTGTATGCCTTGGGCTGCCAGATGTTATTGGTATCAAACTCGCCGAAGCTCGTGGGAGTTAGGGCTTGGCCGTCGATGAAGTGAACGTCCGCGAGGTAACCGTTCAAATAGCGAGAGCTATCAAATGTAAAACGACCTATCTCGTGCACTTGATTAAGATTAAACCCGTAATCCGTATTTTGAGAGATTTGCGTCAACCGAGCATCGATGGAGAACTGGCTAATTTCTGATCCGTTCACAAAAAAGCGAAGCCGAGCCGAGGCAGCAGCTTGCGTAGAATCAAATAAGACAACGAAGTGATACCAAGCGGAAGGGTCACGAAACAGAGCAGATGTGGCTAAGATGTCGGCGGAAAGAGTAGAGAATACAAAAGCATCGTTTCTAAAAAAGATGACGGCCGATGTGGTAGCCCCAGTAGTGCCAGTCGAAAAAAGCATTTGGTCGCCGGAGCCAACCGCACTTCTTTTGACCCACCCACTCCAAGTCCACGTCTTCCTGTTGCCCGCTGATGCTGGTGTGCGGTTGAGGTACGCCGAGTCCGCTGAGTTAAACCTCAGGCTGCGCTCAATTTTATATTGTGCACCACCAGCTTGTCCGCTTGCACCAACGATTGCACTGTCGTGAAAAAGGGCCATGATATTTCTCTCTAATCAGGAATAATTAGCAGTAAAGACAGTGTGAATTGATGTAGCACTGCGAACAATATAATCCACACGATCAATAGCATTAGCAGCTGTTGATAGTGTAGGAGCTGTACCACCAGGGAAATCCCAATAGCTACCCCAGCTCAGTGTACGTGATCCAGTGGCATCTTGCACAATGAAGATAGAACCACTTTGACCAGCTGTGATATTAGTGGGGTTAGCAATGGTACGACTACCACCGAGTGTGACTGTAAAATTACAATCTGCTGCTAGGTCTGGTGTGATTGTAGCTGCATCTGTAAGTGTACCGATAACAGCAACAGCACCATTTTGAATCGTGATAACACCATTTTGTGCAATGCGCATCCGCTCCGTCGGAGAACTCGCCCCATCCGCAGTAGTGGAGAACACTAGTCGGCCTGGCATGTCATTAGCGCCAGGGGTGCCGTCTACACTGGCTTGAATAGTTGCTGCTTGGACAAAGTTTGTACCATCGTCACCAGTGAAATAAAGAATGCCAAGAGCGTCTCCATTTGATACAACGCCTCTTGTGCCGACCGAAGCTCCACGGGATTTTGCGAATAAGAAGCCTGGGTTATCTGCGCTGTTTGCCCACCTTGCTGAGGTGATAAAAGAGCCTGCTCCTGTTCCTTGAACCTGTAGTCCAGACTCAACACCGATAACGTTGGTGCTAGTAGACGTACCAACTAAGAGCCTGCCGGAGCTGTCGATGCGGGCGCGTTCGGAGGATGCCGTTAAAAATCGAACGACAGAACTATGCGTTAAATCAGCAGAGCTAGAGGTAGTAGCAATAGTACCCCATTGAGCCGATGCCGTATTATCAGTAAATTGAACAATAGATGTACCGCCAGTACCACCACGGATGCGCAGTACATCTCCTGCTGAGCCGGGCGAGATGTCTAGTGTATTGCCAGGGCTCGTAGTGCCAATCCCTACACGGCCTGTATCTCGTATAACAACTACATCTGAAATCGTTCCAGAGTTTAATGTCGAAAGTTTTAGGCCGGAGCCAACACCTTGCTCAATAAAACCGCCGATTGCTCCGCCAAAGCCGCTCCCCTTTTCTAGTTTTATATAAGTGTTGGATAGTCCGGTTCCCGCAGCGTTGCTTCTAAAGTCTGCGGCTGTGTAATTAATGACTTCAGATGTAGACCGAACGGATAGTAGGTTATCAGGCGAACTGGTCCCTATGCCTACAAGCCCTGCCGAGGTGATGCGCAGGCGTTCGGTGTTGGTTGTCTTGAATTGGATATTTCCAGCGTCTATTGCATTTAGCGCAAGCGGGCCAGTTCCCCTATGGTTGATTTGACTATCTGCATTTGCTCCTGCGTTAATACGTATTATTCGTAAACCAAAGGTTGGATAGGTTGTATCTCCAATTAGGTTGACAACCGCAAAGTTATTTCCAGTTGCACCAGCACCTACATCAAACTCAGCAGTATTACCCGGATTACTGACTTGAACTTTTGTGTCGCTGACAAAAAACCTGCCAGACCCAGCAGTGCTGATGGCTACTTGGTCTGCACCAGGGCTATAGATTCCAGTGTTGGGATCACCACTAAATGAGATACTTGGCAGGGCTGCAGTGCCTGCACCAAAAACGCCAGAAGTTAACGTTACGACGCCACCAGTAAGGGTGGCAAAACTTCCTACATCGCCTGTGACTGTTGCACCAGAAACAGTTGTTCCCCTTACTGTTAATCCAGATACCTCAGCTGAAAAAACACCACTAACAAAATTAGCAGTCGTTCCCGTTACGGTAGTACCTGTAATTGTGGTAAAGCCAGCAGAGCCTCCCGTAATTACAGTAAACTGACCTATATTTCCAGTTACAGTTGCACCTGAAACAGTACTCGTACCAATAATTGTCTCGCCTTGAACGGTGCCAGTTACAGTCATGCTGCCTGACATCGACTGCATGATGCCAGAAACAGTCAACGTATCGTCGACGCCAGCATTAGTAAATGTAATTTGATCAACTTTGATGGTACCGTAATTCATTTTGTTACCCTTTTTATTATTTTAAATGGATTCCATTAACTCAAGGAAGAACAATTAGTGGGCCTTTAATTACAAAACCACTTGTGCTTCCTGATACCACACCTGAGCAGATAAGTGCTGGCGTTGCTCCAGATGGAGTTGTAATTGTGACTGTACTTCCAGTTATATTTGTAAATAAACCAGTCTCTCCGGTTACTGTCTGTCCGGATACCGTTGTAAAACTAGCTGAATCTCCACTGATGCCACCCGTAATTAAAAGCCCAGATCCATAAGAGCCGGCTCCAAGAACTGTAAAAGAACCGCTAATTGTTTGGTCCCCACCGAACGTCATGTTGGTGGCATTAAGATTCTGGAACGTTCCAGAAGTGAAGTACAGTTGATTACCAGTGACAGTTGTTCCTGAAACACGCGTGGTAAATACACCGCTAACTGCGTTTAATGTCGCTGCATTGATTACGTTTCCAGTTACAGTTGTGCCAGATAAAGAATTTGTAAAAATACCTGAAACAAAGTTTGCAGTTATTCCTGTTACTACTTGACCAGTAACAGTTGCAAAGCCTGCGCTAGTGCCTGTGAGTGTATTAAACTGACCCGAGCCTGGTACATTAAGAAACCCTGATACTGTTAATGTATCTTGTACTACTTGACCACTGGTGGTTACGTTCCTAAATGTACCGGTTGTAGCAGCAACCGTATTTCCGGTTACTGTGGCACCGAATAGGTTTTGAGTAAAGACGCCTGATACGCCAGTTATGCTAGTTGCTCTGACCGTATCTCCTGTAACGGTGGCGCCAGAGATTTGTGATGTGAAAATGCCGGAGACGCTGTTAACAACGTTCGCCTGAACTGTTGTGGCATTAACGAGTGAGCTTGTAACAGAAGTGGTAAATACCCCAGATACTCCTGTTATGTTTGTTGCCCTGATCGTATTGCCTGTTATGACTTGTCCTGATACCTCGTTTAAAAAGCGCCCGGTACCAGCAACAAAGTTTGTAAAGATTGCACTGTCGCCTGTAACGCTAGATGCACCTACGGTACCAGAGGCGTATAAACTGTTTTGTACAATAACGCCACTAAAGGTTACAAGATCCGTAAAGGTGATATCACCAATAGAGGTAGTACCTGTTACCGTAAGGTCGCCATTGATGACGACATTACCATTGAAAGTTGTTCCTGATGTATTTGTATAGTATTGATCTAGGTAATTTCTAAATTCAGTAAACGTAATTTTTTTATTGCGCAGCGTAGGGTCCGCTTCGAAAACGTCAACCAAGGTCAGAAGATCCTGATCAACAATTTGAATTCCGTTAATTGACGGAAATTCAGAAATTCTCCTGTTTGACACCTACTTTACTGCGCAACTCTTTCTCCTAATTATAGTTCGTCTTATTTAACGAACCTTTACTTCAATCCTTGGCAATACATTTGAAAGCATGTTCCAAGACCATTGAATTCCTGTTACAATTCCCAAAGAAATGAGGAATACCAACAGAATTTCAGCAACTGTTAAGTTGCGCCTTACGTAAACAAACTGTGGTTGTTGTGGTTGCTGTGGCTGGCTTGCCTGTAGTGCCGCCTGTTGCGCCAAGGTTTGTTGAATTGCAAGCTCACGTGCTCTTGCCTTCATTTCTGCCAGCTGCTCCGGCGTGATCTTACCTTCAAAGCTAGGTATTGCTTGGCTGGGTGGGATTTGCTCTTCCATAACGCAAAAAACTTTCTCACACACTAGCATTTAAAAAACTGTTCTGCTATGAATTACGGGATAAGAAAAGGATTTGAAGATGTTGCCCACGAATTGAAGGGTATCAAGAACATCCTTGCCTCTATGTGGCATAGTCGCTATTCAAGCGGTGAGACTGACGTATTAAATCCTGAGGCTTACTGCGACGAGTACATTTCGACAGAAGAATGTGGTAGACGTTTAGGTGTCTCGGATCAAACCGTGCGTAATTGGATTGCAATTGGGCGTAAAAATCCAGAAAAGGGCTGGGTAGAGGGTATCCATTACGTCAACATTTCCCCAGATCACAAAAAGAAAGCAGTTTTGAGGATTCCCTGGAATCAATTAGTGCAATCTTTTGCAAAAAACAAGGAGATCGATCAGACCGATACCAGGGGCAAAGAAGGTGTTGTCGACAAGATGTATAAAAACCGCACCTTTGGAAGGATTGGATAATGTCACATCGTTTTAAGGGGGTGAATATAGAAATCATCACGATCGAAAACTACAAAGAATTTTTGCCTGAATCTTTAAGTAAGCAGGTCCTATTCTTTTTGCCTCCCGAAGGCTCTTTTGATGATGCTTGCCTGCGTCGCTATCTAGAGAACGTAAAAAATTACGAGGAAGAAGACGCAAATTCTGGCATGACTTTGGCCAATAGATTGCGATTGGCCTTCAAAGACATGAGTCAGGACACAATTTGTGGTAAATTTCCTCAGGCAGAGCTTCCCCTTAAAAGAAGGCTTAGGTGTGTGGCCGAATATCTGATTCGATCAGGTGAATTCGATAAGGTAAGGGACGATAAAGGTAAGTTAGTAAAAAAACGAGGAGTCCTTGGCAAGCTTGTTGTACTATACAAACCTATGCCAAAGCTTTTAGAATCACTTAAACGTCAAGGATTACTAGAAAATGGACAGGCGGGAAAAACTAATTGCTTCGGTGATCGGTCCAGAGATGGACAAGACGAAAGCGAAGATGCTTGATGCCACCGTGCGCCTAATTCTTGGCGACATGGGGCAGCAATATTCCAAGTTTTGGCAAGCAGAGGGCCCTGGTGTACTTGTGTTTCAGCCGGAGAACAAAGAACGTTCAATGTTTTTTATGACATTGAAGGAGATGCACTCAGCACAGGAAGAGTGCGAACGCAATAGAGACGGTGATATGGCTGAAAGCTTTCGTCGCATCTTGTCTGCCGCTCAAAAAATAGATCCGCAAGAAAAAGCGGGATACCTTATTAACGACGAAGCGGGTATGCGTTATTTTGAAGTCGATTACAACAAGGTAGCCGAAAACAAATGACAGTCTTTGCCGTTGGTGCCAGGCGAGAAGACACTGAAATGATCACCAGTACTGACCTTGCAACTGCTGCAAACGAATTGCTTGGTGGCATTGATCTTGATGTTGCCAGTTCAAAGCTTGCAAACGAGTACGTCGGCGCCGAAAATTTCTATACACCTTCTGATGACGGCTTGAACTGCCAACCTTGGTTTGGGAAAGTTTATCTTTTTCCTCCCAGTGGATGTTATTTCTGGGACAAAAAAACTGAACGATGGAAGATGACACGTTCATCTGCTATTACGTTGACCTCATCGCATGCAGTTTGGTTTCGTCGTTTGTATCGTGAATGGCTAGCAGGAGAAGTAGAGCAAGGTCTTTATTTCAGCAACTGCCCTGACATGATTCGTTACGAACAAAAGATATTTGATTTCCCCATGTGCATTTTAAAAACCGCACCCTTTTTATTGCGCAGGGTAGAAAACGAAGTAAAGACACATAAAACCTGTACTTCTTTTTTGGTCTATCTGCCTCCCAAGCACAATACCGAGAAAGCTATTGAAAACTTTATTGCTATTTACTCAGAAAAAGGGCGTGTTCTTTGTTGAATTCTGTATACTGAAGAACGATTAAAAGGGTCCATGAGCGTTCTGGCCGACTGGGAAATCAAAGAGCTTGCCGAAAAGGAGGAGATGATTTCTCCTTTTGTTGACCACTTGGTCAGTAAAGAAGGAAAACGCAAGTTGCTCAGCTATGGACTTAGTTCTTATGGTTATGACATTCGTTTGTCACCAAGTCAGTGCTTGATTTTTGGTAAAGTGCAAGCAGGGGATTGCGATCCAAAGGACTTTGATCCTGATATCCTGAAGCCCGCAGACTTACTAGAAGATGAGCGCGGTGAATATTTCCTTCTTCCTCCGTATGGTTATTGCCTTGGTGTTGCGCAAGAACGTCTGAAGCTCCCCAGAGATGTCACTGTTGTTGCGGTGGGGAAATCTACTTATGCACGTTCTGGAATTTTGGTCAATATTACACCAGCAGAAAGTGGGTGGGAAGGCTATCTAACACTTGAGATTAGTAATTGCACTGGTCTCTTCAATCGCATCTATGCGAACGAAGGAATTACGCAACTTCTTTTCTATCGCGGTAATCCTTGTAAAACAACTTACCAGGATAGGAAAGGTAAGTATCAAGACCAACCAAATAACGTTGTCTTCTCTCAGGTCTAGAAACCTTTACCGAACTGAGCTCCTGGTTTGCGGGCGTAGCCAACAGCACCGGTACGCCCTCCGGAATCACCAGTTGATGGTAGTTCAGTACCTGCAATCACAGCTTGAGTGCGTGGAGTCTTTCCACGAATTGTTGGCTCATCGATGCCAGCCCTTTGTTGGTAGGCACCAGCACTCTTTGCCGCTCGCATAAACTTAGCAACACGGTTTTGTAAATTATTAACTGATTGCGCTGAACCCCTTTCATCTTGACTAAGACGACGTAAGTCAGTGTCGTACGCCTGTTCGGGGTTTAGATCAGATACTTCTGCTCCTGAAGTACCAGAATCTTGCCTTGGATCGTATGTAGGTGTAAAGATATTTGCCATCTTATTATTGTAGAAGTAGTAAATCGATCAAAAACGTGATGCACTCAGCAGCTGGTTTCTTAGATAGCTTTGTTCAAGATGAGCTTAAGTGTCGTTGTCTTGATGAGGAAGACTTTGGTCAACCTCTCGCAAATCAAGAAAATGATGTACCCTTATATGACCTGTATAACAGAGGCTTAGTTGCATGCGAACAAGGGCTGGAGCGGAATCCACTGAATCTCGAGGGCTCACGACTTGGAGCGACGGGTTACATTCCTTCGATGGAGCAGGGCTTGTCGATGGGAGCGTCTCCGCGACCGAAGAACTTAGTGATCGAACTGGAAGAGCCGGACGAGGAGGAGATGATGCTGTCAGCAAAACGTCGTGGTTTGATCCGATAGATCTATCTGTGACTGACGAAGTAATCAGTGATTGCCCTGGAGGCGTGTGCCCGGTTCCCTGGGCCACTAAAGAACAAATTCCTGTGATCCAGGGGGATGCTGTCAATCGCCCTTCTCACTACGCAGATGGAAGTATTGAGTGCATTGAAGCTATTGAGGCAGCTTTAACAAACGAAGAATTTCGTGGTTACTGCAAAGGAAATTGCATTAAGTACCTCTGGCGTTGTAATCTCAAAGGAAACTCGAAAGAGGACTTGCAAAAATGCGAATGGTACCTAAAGAGGCTGATTCAAACGTACTAACAGTATCCAAGGAAACTTGGTCTGCTTAAATTGGCGTGAACGCCACAAAGGCGGCACAGAATCACTGAAGAAAGCACAGTGGTATCTGAACCGCCTTATTGAATTAGACGAGGCTCAGAACGGCTGAAGATCGTCTTCCTCATCCTCGTCGTCGTATGCACATGCGGCGGCGAGTTCTGCTAGCTCCAAATCTGTTGGCATATCAAAGTCAATAGAAACATTCTCCTCTTCCATCAAAGCTTTCACTGCGTACCACTCCATCAATCGCTGGTGGTACAGGTTAAGAAGTGCACAATAGAGTTCGTCCCATGTTAGCTCTTTGGCTGCAAGCTCTGCTTTGCGCATAGAAAACTGAAGCTCAAGTGGGAGCTCAAATTCCCTTGGTTCGACAGATCGTTCCATTCCGCTTTGCATGTTTTCGATGAAATTATTCTAATCGTAGCTATCAAACAAACACTCTGCTTCGTTATCCCAAAAAGAATCCCATGTTTCTTGGCCAATTAAAAAACTGTTTGCAAATTCGGAAAGAACATAGGGATTGATGTTTTCTTCCAGTGCCCGGATTGCACGTACCTGATGGGGTGCTGCAGTGTAGTTCCGGAAAGCCTTCAGAAGGACTTCTGTAGAAGACCAAGGGTTTGCGTCAACATCCAGCAAGAATAAGGTGATCTCTTCCCGCCTGCGATCCAGGAGGCCACCAATAGCTTTATGGTCTTCATCAAAGATCCAGCGTCCCATCTCTTCTGTGGCACTGCAAAAGTCTTCTCTTTCCAAACAATCAACAATGTTGCTGTAAAGGAACGGCTCCCACCCAATCGAATGAATGAATGAGATCAGTGCCTGGTGCATAGAGTGGTCAATGCCCAGATTTAATTTTGCGAGTTGAGTATCAATGACGTTAACTTCATGAAATAAATATTCCAATGCTTTTTGTTTGCTGCAAAGCTGTCCTTTACGTACTGGCGCACCGTCTGGATAGTATTGACTGCCATACCCGATCGTATAAGGTTCTCCTCCAGTGCAAGGATCTGGGTATGCCTTTTCGCTAAAGCCTTCGTATTTTCTAATGATATTGATTGCGGCAGAAAAATCTGACATGGGGGCAAATATTATTACCCCCAATCATACATAAAAATTACTTACCTTGACCGCGAGATAGTTTGCGTCCGTGATTAGGACGTGAATGCTTGCCATCTCCTTGACGTGTCTTTTTGGGCTTCGATTCGATTAGAAGAGCTGTTGCTTTGGTTTTTGCCATTCTGGTAAGAAATCAGCCCACGCAGTCTAGCAGCCTATCGGGCTTAGAGATAATTTTTTAGTCCGTTTTCAGATTTAAGGATTGCACTTGTGTTTTGTTTAACGATTGCAATTGTGTTTTGAAGTTCACTGATTGTGATCATGGCTTGTGCTGCTTCTTTTGATCCGGGAATCGATGTTTTTAAAATGTTTAATTGCCGATTCAATTCTTGTTTTAACGTTGGGTACTCGCCTCCAGTTGCTTCTGGCGTTTCGGACCATTTTTTTAAATCTGTGTACTTTCCGGCTAATTCCATTACTGTTTGGTTTTATCTACCATTTTACTTTATGGGACCAGTATCTTGCCGACATCTTGTCAGGATTAGCATCTTGAGCATTGTGTCGCGCGTAGTATGACTTCTTGCGTGCTTTGTCCTTGGCTGTTGTTGGGTTTTTACCAGCACCTTCTACACCTTGCTGGCCAAAACGAATAATCTTTTCTTTACCACCTTCGCAAGCCTTCACGACATGGCTCTTTGTTGGATGACCGGGAGTACGGCGGGGTTTATTGCATTGCATTGAGTCCTTGGCAATCTTTGATGCTTTTACAGCTTTCTTTCTTTTATCAGACATTAGTCAACACCTTTAAATAATGCAGTGAATTCACCAAGTATCTTTTTGCCGCTTTCACTCTTGAAGTCTTCTGCTCTATTGTTGTCTGTAAATATACTAAAATAACTAGGCGCAGCAGCTTCTCTTCTACTACTTAATCCTGTCGGCTTGTCATCTGGAAATAGAGTTTCAATAGAAGACAAGGCTTTAAAAGGATCTCTGCTTGTTAGCCCAGCAAAGGCTCCGCCAAGCTGTAAACCCTTTTGACCTTGTGTTAATAACTGAACTTCACCTCTATCTACATCTGTTAAGAAAGAATCAAAGAACTCATCCTCGCTACCTTGATAACCAGCGTTTCTGAATATCTTATAGAGCTCTGTCTCGTTCGGAGATGAGGTTGGTTTGAAATCTTCTGGTCGTTCAATGTAATCAACGCCAAGCCTTTCTTGTGTAGGTTTTAGTTTTTTTTCATTTAAGAACTTGATTGATTCTCTGATCTTTTCTGCAGCACCTGTTCTAAATGCCTCAACAATATACTGCTTAACTTCGTCGATGCCTAACTGTTGACCGCCTAAGCCCAGAGATTCAAGTACTTTATCGAACTCTTCTTTTTGTTTCTCTGGGTCAATACCTTCGAGTAGATTGTCGGCAAACTCTTCAGGTGTGACAAAGTTTAAAAAACTAATATCGCCAATGTTTAATTTTTCATTGGCAATTTCAGGAATAATTGTGTTCTGAATATAGTCCTCTGCGTCTTTTAATGTAATCAAATCTTTTGCAGGGTCAAAACCTTTTGCTGCACCTTTGACTTGGTAATTAAGCTTTGCAAATTGATCTGGATCATTTACGTCAAGTCCGTAAAAGTATGCCCATTGGTTCCAGGTAAGCCCGTCAACTTTTACAGTATCCCCTCTTGTTCTGGCGTCTTCCCAATCTTTAGCGACTTCAGATTTTTGTTCTGCGTACCTTGCAAATTTAGGATCATCAGCCGAGAAGTTGCCTGTGGGATCAAAATAAAACTTTGTGTCAAAGTTTAAAGGATCTTGTCCACGAACGCCATCAAGGAATGCACGTGCACGTAAGTCTGCAATATCTCTCAAAGAATCCAATGCACTTTGAGTTTGGAAAATGTTTTGTTCGTTTTGCTTTACATCTAGATAGCTGATGAACTCAGTTAATGATTTTGAGTTATCAAAACGCGGCTTTAAATAACGCTCAATATAATCTTTAGCAAATTCCGCATCTAATGTAAATTTGTTGTTGGGATCTGTTGGATCTTGAAAAGTAGCACCTTCACCGTAACGTGTTAATAGCTGATCATCGAACCATTTCTGCCAGTTATAAACAGCATTGCTTCTACTGGGAATGCCTGTAACGTTTCCCAGGGATTTTTCTAAGCCTTCTGAGGTACGTTCAGTATTTGCTACAAATCCGAGAACGCCGCCGATTCCCGAATCACCAAGGATTGAATTAGAAATACTTTCATTGATTGAAAATACTTCGTTAAAGCCTTCAAGACCACTGAGGAAATCAAACTGAGTTTGGCTTGCTTGTACGCGTTGTAATTCAGCTGCCGCTTGCTTAAGCGAATCACTGGTTAAAGAGCCAAAAGTCTGCTGCTGTTGCTTATCTTTTGCGTTAATAACAGCGCCAAGTTCTCCTTCTAAAATTGTTTTTTCTTTCTCAAGTACAATTCTTCCTCTTAAACGATCGGGTACGCTATCTAAGGTTGGAACGGGCAAAGTTCCATCATTAAAAGCTCTCCTTTGATCCGCTGGTAAGCTATTTACCCACTCTGCCAGGATTGTCGGATCCTGTGCGTCGATCCAATCTTGAAGGTCATCAAAGCGATCCGATAAACCGAGGACTTTATCTCTATAAAGCTGGAAATCGGCATCGGTTAGGGCTTCGCTGTAGTCCTCTGCAATACCAGCCCTTTGCGCTGCATTGCCTCGATCACCTGCGGCTTTGCCCTGTGTTGTGTAATAGAAGAAAGCATAGTTATCTGTATTTCCGTATTTGCCTACAATGTCAAGATCTGGTTTATCTCTACCGTTAATTGAGACCGCTGTTAAAGCTTCATTCCATTGCTCATCTGCAATAGTACCACCTTGCGTTTGTGTCCGATAATAAGTCGGATCAAAACCACCAACAGGTGGCTGAGCACCTTGTGTTTTTGGGTCCCACTTGGTAATTACTTTTGCAGTATAAAAACCATCAAATGAATCACTTGCAGTATTGATATAAGTTGAATATTCTTCTGGAGATAAAATCTCTCTTAGCTCTTCAGACTCAATTGCATTTGCGTTGTTTTTATAAGTGCCGTCTTGTGCTATGGATAAGCGATTGACAGTGTTCTGACTCCACCTATTAATTGCAGTATTCTTTTCATTTAACTCTCTTCCTTCTGCATTTAATTCATCAACTTTTTGCTGTTGTAACTTTGTTGCTTCTTGGTTTTTAAATTGGTTCTCTTCGTTCTTTTGCTGGTTCTCAGTATTTAATTGATTTGCTTTATCTTGTCTTTTCTGAATGTTTTGATCATTCAGCGCTTTGTTGTCCTCGTTTGTTTTTTTGTTTGTATTATTTTGTTTAGTTGCTTCTGTTGATCTTTTAACAATATCTTGCTGGTTTGAAATTGCAGCCTTTTGTACTGTATTAAAAATACCCTGCAATATGAATGGGTTGGATCCCTTTAATTTTTTAAAGGTATCAGAGCCAATTGCTTGTTCGGCATTAAGGGCGTTACCGTTGATTGTGACTGCCTTTGAACCAGGGCTGCTATCTTTGCTAATACTTGCCGAATTACCATTATCAGTAAAAGTTACGTAAACGACTTGCTTATCTGGTTTATCCGCTGGAAACTGAGCAACAAAATCATTAGCTACAAAATTTGTTTTTAAATTGGTCGCTAAGTCTGCAGGGAACTCAGATGCAAATTCGCCAGGAGTAAAATTGACTTTAAAGTTTGTTGGGAAGTTAGCAGGAAACTCACCAGCAAATTCAGCGGGCGTAAAATCAACCCTAAAGTTGGCGGGTAGGTTGTAAGTTTGCCAGCCTTGCTGAGGATTCCAAAATGCCATTTTTCTTTAACACTCACCAAAAATAAAAAAGGATTCTTGCTTTATCCAGGCTTCAATCCTATCAAGGTTTTCAGAAGAAAAGAAGGGTTGTTTTTCAAACCAACTCCGCATTTCTTCTGATCCCTTATGTGCGTTGCACCTCCTGCAACAAGGGATTAGATTATGTCGATTAGATGAGCCCGACTTAAAGCGTGGAATGATGTGATCAAGGCTTGTTGCGTTGTCTCCACAATAACCACACTTATTGTTCCAGGATTGATATATACTTTCTCTAAAACGTTTCTTGGCAAGCTTTGGAGTTAATTCAACTAGCAGGGCGAGAGGCTCGTGCTCGTTGCAAAACATACTCTTCGATTGCCGTTAATTTATTCTAATTTCCCCACATATCTACAAGATCATAGTAAAGAGATAAAAACTTTATTAAACCTATTGACAGGGCCTTGACTCGCGTTAGGTTGTATGAGTAATCAACGCCACTCCAATGGCTAAGCATCCAGGCTGGGTCTCTGCTCAGCAAGCAGAAGAACTTCTTGGCATTGAACGCAAAACGCTCTTTAAGTACCGTGATGACGGCACTTTAAAGCTTGGACCCCATTTCGCGGCATTTCCTGGGACCATGTCCAGGGACAGCTACAAGTGGAATGTAGCAGCTGTTAAAAAGCACCTGCAAAAACAAGGCATGATTCCGATGGCTGCTTGATTTGCTTGTAGTGCTTTTTCCGGAGCTTATGAGCAAGGATTAAATCAGTAATGTTGAGTTCAACATTCTGAAAAGCCATTGCTTCATAAAGGTGTGAACAAAGGGGTACATAGCAGCTCTGCAGGTCGCGGGGCTGCTTTTCTTTTAGGCTAAACAAAAATACCCACTGTGGATGTAGTGGGCGCACTGCTCTTTTTTTAGTTGGGACTGAAATGGAGTATTCGGCACTCCATTCGAAAGATGACAATTCTTCTGGGGTCAAGCCGTAGGTGGCTACCATTGCATAAAGCCATGCAATGTCTTTTGTTTTTCTGCTAGATGCCAAGCGGAAATACTCATCCACAATCCGCTGATCCAGGGGCGGTTGGTGGTTCATGTTTGGTATGAGCTAAGTAACCGCACCATATCCAACGGTGGGTTCTGCTCGCAAGGGGTAAAGGAAAGCTTAATAAGTCTCGTGAGACTTAATATAAGTATACAGTAATTGTTATGGTTTGTAAGGTCTTCCTTCTTTGTCAAACATTGTAAAACCTTGCATCTGAATTAAATCAGTTGGAACATTAAACAGTTTTTGCATCATTGGCATCATCATTGGTGTCTGGCAGTTATATGGAGGCACATCCATTTGGGACAAAGAAAATCTATTTAAGTTTGCTGCCTTAAGTGATTGCTGTTCATTTTCAGTTTGATCTACTAGTCGTTGCTCCCAATCAGCCATACTATCTCTTCCAACTGGGAAATCGGAAGGCTCAGGAGGGAATGTATTATCTGCAAATTTAAGTGCATAGATGTGTTTGCAGTATCGCAACTCATCAAGAAGTGGTTCCCAGTTATCTGTCAATGCTGTAATCTCTCCTTGATTAGAAGAGTAGTCGCCAAACTTGGGCATGCCTTCTGCTTTTGCTCCAAGCGTTCCAGGGTCGGTTGTGCTCCTAATATAAGTTGCACCAAAGTCTGCATAGATGCCAGGGCTATCTCTTGCTATGTTGTCTTTTACAAAACTATTAGCAGTATTTGGTGGAAGTTGGTAGCCAGGGGGTGCATAAACCTCCATAGTTCTATTGACATCCCCAGGTGTCATTGCATTGTTATCTAATATGCCATCACGACGTGTTAACTCAAAACGACCTGGTTTTATGTAGGAGACTTTATTCCTAGGGAATATTTTTCTATTGCCTTTCGAGATGTCACGCATAAATGCGTAATCACGATGAGTGAAGTCCTGGCAAGAACAGCAAAACCTGGAGCCGGTAATAAGATAACGACCTGGTGTAAAGCCTATTGGTGACGGTGTTAAATACTCTTGGTCAGGCGTAACTTGAATTGAGCCTGCTTTTATTAAAGTTAAAACGCCAGTTGTTTGATTTGTGTTAGTGAGAACAGCTTGTACGTATCCATATCTTCTTTGTGTCTCTGGATTAAGCGTATCTTTATCAATGATCTCACCGCCAGGTGTGATAACCCGATCTTCCAGTATTTCAGAATTTAACGGAGTTAATCCACCAGGTACGTTCGGATCTTCCACATAAAACAAAGGTGGCAATGGATTTGATTCGCTCCAGGATCCAGCAAGCTTTACATACCAATTATCTTTATCTTCTGTTACGGATTCAATATAAAGTCTTTCGGAAGTGATTGGATCTACCAATTGATCACTGCGCATTGCACCGGCAAAACGCCAGCCTGCCCAGTGCATTCCCATCTCTTTATTCTTTGTCGGAAACCCAACAAAAGTACCAGAAACCACTGGCATTCCATCACCGCTTCCAAAATTAGCTGGAAGCTCATATTGAAAAGGATATTCGTAACTGTTGTCGTAAAACGTAGCTGTTGCTATTTCGTAACCACGTCGCCACCGGGACCAGGCTGATTCTCTATTTGCAGAATAGATCGAATCAGGTACTGAACCCTTAGAGAATTCAGTCGTGATTGGCTTCACTCCATTAGGAGGATTTACAGGCGACTGAACAAAATTACCAAAAGAGCTTCCTCTTTTTGGTGCCATTTTTAGAAGAAGCCGCCTTGTGCAATGACGTGAGCACCTGGTGTATAGCCAGAGACGTTTGGACCATCTGGGAATACACCAACGTAAATGCGGTCGCCCCGCTCCAAGTAGATGCCTTTATTACGCAGCGGAGCAGTAGGACCTAAGCCATTTGTATTACCTGCTTGTGCAACAGGTGCTGCAAGTTGCGGCATCAAGTCGGAACAATCGACAGTACCACTATTTGCTGGAACTGTTTTTGCGAACAGTACGCGGTAATCACCAGATGCAGGAATAGGTACGGTCTTGCCACGGGTGTGGTAAAACACAAAGGTCACTGCTGGTTGAGTGCCGTAATTAGAACCGTTGTAGAGGAAGCCTGTTGCAGTGCCACCGCTGTAGTTAAATGCAGTATTAACACCTGTCAGTGTTGTAACACCTGTGTAGATGTAATAACCGTAACCGTTTGCTGGTGTAGGAGAAACAACGCCTGGCTGCTGAACAAAAACAATTTGACCACTGGTGAGAGAAATAACGGTTCCAGATGTGCCGCTATTCACCGTGTAGTCAGCAGCACGATAGAAATCGTTACGAGTAATCGTAATGGAATCTACAATGCCACCACTATTGTTGTCTTCACTTAAATCAGCGTCCATGTCCACCAGGATTGATGGAGCTTGTCCGCCTTGCACAAAGATAGTGCTTGCGCTAGCGCTACCAACCGTCTGCGTCGTTACTCGAACAGAGTCAAATAACGGGCGATCAATTAACAGTGGCTGCTTGTTCGAGCTGGTGGAGGACAATTTTCTACTTCCTATTTGTTTACATTATAGAACTTATTGGCCCACCATTCCAAATATGTTCATGAACTTACTGAACGGAGATGCTTGCTGTGGCTGAACCAAAGATTGTATCAATGGTGCAGCCAACTGTTGTGCCATCATCAAAAGAACGGGGTCTTTTTCGCCAGCAAGTTGCGTGTTCTGTGGTTTTTGTGCGGCCCCAGCGGGTGGATTTTGCTGCTGTTGACCTTGTGCATTAAGGTCTAATTGCCCAAGCTTTTCGTAAATAGAACGTGCTGCTTTCTGGCGTTGATCCGTTTTGGGAACACCAGCACGTTCAAAATCAACCAAGAAACGCCTTGCCGATTCCTCTGGAGACACAGCTCCTTTCAGGGATTCAAATGCACGTTTCTCAGGGCCCTGCAATTCATAAGCCAAGAAGTCAGCTTGGGCTTCTATGGAGCCGGGATCAAGCTTTTTTTTCTTAGCAAAATTAACGAGTGCATTCTGTCTGCCTCCCGTCCATTGTGCCAATCCAAAGCCACCTGCGCCTGCAGGAGCGCCTACTTTACCGCCTTCATTGATGCGTGGATTGAACCCTGATTCCAACTGAAAATTACCAAGAACACCGGCAATTTGTGCAGTGGATAAACCAAGGCCCTGTAAGCGTTTTGCTACAGCGATAGCATTTGGATTTAGAGACATTTCTTTATTCTCTTTATTCTCCTACCCAATTTGAACTTGCCCTAAGACCAGGAACGAAGACTGTTTGTAATGCGAGGAGTGTCGACAAAGACAGCAGAGTTCGCTTGACGTACTTAGGGCAGAGAATCATTGGTTTAAAGCAACTACACTGGCCTCCATGAATCAAAAGATTCGTATCCAGTTGGTTGGACTTACATGCTCAGCAACGCCAAGGTATTTATTTTTTAAGGTTCAGTAAGGCCTGGAACTTGTTCACCATTTCCGGATCAAATTCGATGCCTTGTGGTCCATAGGTATCTGCCGCTCCCATTGACTGCACAGCTGGGAGTCCTTGTGGGGCATTCATCCCCATAGCTGGTGTGCCGATAATTTGCTGCGGCATCTGATAACCATAGCCTTGATTAACAGCTTGCCCAGCTAACACACCTTGAATAGTGTCGTAGCCTGACTGACCAGCACTTACTTTTGCGGCTAATTGAGGATTTGCTTTAGCCCAAATCTCCATGCCAATATCACGTGCTGCGTTCATTTCATCTTGTGTCTTAGCTCCAATACGGGCTTTTTCATAACGCTGAAGCTCGGGATCCTGTGCCGTCATCTGTGCAACACGTGCTTTTTCTTGTTGGTAGGCACGTTCTACGGCAGGCGAACCAGAGCCCATGGCGTAGGAAACTCCTGTTTGCATACCTGGAGCAGCTTCAAAAGCTCTGATTGCATTCATCTGAGATTGCCGCTCTGCTGGAGTTAAGGGCACACCTCGTTTCGGTAAGCCTGCGGCATTGGCTGGTCTGGTGCCAGATAGCATGTTGGCATAGTCTTGAGCAGCTCTTTCTGAACCGAGATAATTACCTAGCCTTCCAAGACCACCCAGCAGTCTGCCGGGCAGCGCCTCAATTGTTTGCCAAGTCTGACGAGAAAAGGGTCCTGTTGGCATAACTACCTCCAATTAATATTCAGATAAATGCGTGTGCCCACTGAAACATCAGCGGGTCCTGGAAGCGCCTGAATAAACTCAGCGCCTGAACGCTCGTAACGATAACGAGCTTGGAAAGGATCCTTATAGTTGGGAACGTAAAGGATTTGAGCCAGACGGTTGGTTTCGTAGAGATAAATCTCATCCCAAACCTTGAGAGCTTCTTTGGCGTTGCTAGACCGGATCGTACGGTCGACATCACCAGCGATGCTTTCTAGCCGAGTAGAAGGAGAGGTAGCAACCTCTGTCTTCTTTTCAGCAGTGTCACAGCGACCAATCTGAATAGAGATCTTGTCGTAGAAGTATGAATCCGGAATGGTATTCATACTCTCTTCAAGACGAGCGTAATCACCTGCCGGCACGGAAACCGTGAAGTAGCCCAGGTGATACCGGACTCTACTTTTATCAAAGTCGCTGAGTTGCACAGCTTATTTCCGTATGTTTTTCATTATAAATGAACTCAACCAAGCAATGGATTTGGAATATTTGTTTGTGCCATCTGCTGATACATCTGCTGGAACTGGGCCATTGGATTTGCCGCTGGCGACGAAGGGCTTAATGCACTTGCAATAATCGCAGATTGCGCATACTCATTCATGTAATCATTCAAGAATTTATCTGCATCTTTCTTTACCTCTGGCTGAACAATATCTTGCTGCATATTATTGGCTACCATACCACCCATGGGCATGCTTGCAGTCGGCATGACATCAGTCAATTTGCCATCAGGAGTTTTATAGCGTCCGGTGGCGAGCCATTCGAGCTGTGGGTCTGTAATAAATTTTTTGCCCCCTAGTGCCAGGTGTACGTGTGTAGGGTGACCTGGGTCGCCAGGCCCTAAAGCTTCATTGAACAGTCCTAACTGCTTTGCACGCCAGCTCAATTCACCTGTGCGTTGTTGCCAGGGAATTGCTTTACCTCCTGCATATGCTGGTGCGACATCAGGACGCCAGTCCGTCACGTCGATTGCCATGCCTTTTGGGTGGTAGCCAGTGGGGGAATGGCCGCCACCTACACCACCAAACGCAGGGTTTTCTCCTACACGCAAACCAACGCGTTGTAGGTATTTGCCCACATCAACAATAGATCTTTCCGCCATCTTATGTTTTATTTTTAATTTTAGGACTAAAAAACCCCTGGTTTCCCAGGGGTGTATTTATGTTATCTATCAAACTCGGATAAGGTCAGCCGCTAGAACCGCTTCCCAATCCACACGTTTAATCTGTTTTAACTGTTCGAGATTGTTGAACCTTTCACCCGATAAGGACATCTGAAGATCTTTAATCTCTCGGGCTGTCTTCAATCCAATACCTTTAATATGATCAGCGATCATTTGTGCGGTAGCTGAATTGATATTTAAACGATGGTCCGGGGGAAAAGTACGGGGCTCTTCTTTGGCTGCTTTATCTTTTACCTGAAGAGTTTTTACTGTTTTAGTAGCAGCTTCATCAGGGCAAAGCTCGGTTTTATAAGCGGTGTAAAGGCGACCGTCCTGATCTTCGACCATGAACCAATCGCCATTATCCCATTCGCTTACAACCTTTACTCTTGCGCCGGTTTTTTTATGCTGATAAAGCATTGCTGGAGTAAATGTCATAGAACCAGATGTTGTCTGGTCCTAGTTTAACTTATTCAGCTAACAGTGCGGCCAAGAAGATAGCCATCGATATCTTCGTAGCCAGGTGCTTCATCAGGTTGGATGTAGCACACTTCAACCACAAAGTAACCAATACGGCCGGCAGTTGCATCACCGCTGGAGATGTACCAGCCACCAGAGGTGGAGGTAGCGGTTTGCGACTCACGAGCCTGGACGGTATAGGTAGTAGCCGTAGTGACTTCCTTGTAAACCTTATTGACGCTTACACCAGCAGCACCAGTAGCGGTGAGGAAAGCGTTAGCGCTATAGGCGGCGGTACCAGCGGTGAATAAGATTTCACCAGGCTGAGAACCAGAAGTAGTGGAGGTCAGGTTGGCTTGTGCCACAGCTTCACCAGCGTTGCCGGTGGAGGTGAGGCCAGGACCAAAGGTGATCACGTTGCCGGTAGCAGCGTAGATACCAGAAGCAACACGGCCGTCGCCCCAACCAGAAGCGACAGAAACTGCTGCGCGATACACATAGGCAGGCAGGGTGGTGCTGCCAGAGATCACCATGCCGGTGATATCAGTACGAGTGTCGTCATTCCGATAAGGGGAAGGAACGATCACGCTGCCAGAAGCAACTGCACCTGCGCCAGAGGCGGTGGTAACAGCTACGTAACCACGCTGCTGGAAGTAACGATAGCCAGGGACAGCCAGCACAGAAGTGGGGCCGCCCTTGGAACCATTGTTAGTGGAATCATAGTTGGTATCAATATTCTTGTACCAACCATTCAGAGGCTCTGCCCAGTTACCTGGATAGATCTTCTTAGAGGACAAATAGGTCATTTATCTTTCCTTATGTTTTGGAACTATTAATAGTTATCAGATGTTGCCGTCGTCTTGAACGAAGCTGAATGCGGTGGTCACGAAGTCCTTGTTCAGGATCTCGAAGCCTGCATACAGTTGCCAGATCAGGATGATGAAACGGCTGAAGTCATCGTTGTTGTTGATGAGCACCTGGGCATTAGGGCCGCCGATGCCAACACCGATGGACTGAGGACCAAAGAAGTAGCCTTGTGCAACTTCCTGGGAGGTGTAGGTAGAACCGTTGTTGAACGAAGCGCTGACGTTCTTGGTCGGGAAGTTGGTCGACTCGAAGAACTTAACACCTTCGAACTGCACGCCAGTAGGCATTACAGGTTCGCCAGCCAGGAAGTAACCTTGACCAGCCTGGGGACCCATGTAGAAGCTGGCGTTGTTAGGCATCATGGGGTTGCCCATGTACATGCCTTGGCCAGGGTTACCGGAGTAACGTGCGATTTCGCGGAAGTCAGGATCACGACGCAGGTGCATCATGAAGGTTGGATCGCAAATACAGCGATACAGACCATCAGCGAAGGTAGGAGTGTTGCGCTTACGGAGATCCTTGACCACAGTCAGAAGATCGGTGCGCACTTGGAACTGCTGAGTTTCTGCGGTGTACTCATCAGAGGTATAGGTGATCTGACCAGAAGCGTTCTTGGTCTTAGCACCAGGGAAGTAGTAACCGCCTTGGGTAGTAGAGGCAGCACCATTGGCTTCTGCTTTGGCGAGTTCATCAATGAACACGCGATCACGCCAACGGCGATAGTCGTCAAGCAGCGTCAGGCTACCGATCGACTGGTGGAACATATTCAGGTTACCGGTGTCCAGCAGAAGACGCTGGGCGGTAATCAGAGTTTCACGTGCAATCTTGAAGGTAGAAGGCTGAGTCGGATCACCCGGGTCTGCAGGGCCAGTGTACTCCTTCAGCACCACAAGGACTTTCTCCTTCGTGATGTTGCGGCTGTTAGCGGTACCGATGGTTTGATCGGCAATACGCTCACGGCTGTCCTTAGTACCAGGGGTACCCCAGAACTTATAGCGATCTAACTGAACAGTTTGACCGGGCTGACGAGTGAAGTCGTGAACGACCACAGGCTCGACTGCCATTTCTGCGATGTAAGCAGGGTGGGGGCGATAAAGTTCCGCACCCAAGATTTTTGGAAAATCGTTCTCCTGGTCTCTAGTTTCTTAGAGGGGTGGACTATCTCTTCATCCCTGTGGG